TTACTGCTTACACTGTAAGAACGCCGCAAACTCCGCGCCTCCTAATCTCATGTGCAGCTCGCATAACGAACCGCGTAACATCCAGATTATGAGTACTACCGCAATACAAATTGCGATAGTGGATAGCGATTTTTGCGACATGCGCTTTACTCCTTATCGGAGAGGCGCTAACCTATCACTTGCTTAAGGTTGTTCGGCTAGAGCCTCGGTTAAACAGAAATGTTTTCCGGGGCTTTCGCTTTTCTGGCCTTCGGGTAATCCCTCCGACCGGAAAGTCGAAGGCACCCGCAACTATTCTACTGTTTTTTCTTCTGGCTGCACGATTAATCGTTTGTTGTTGCTGACGTTTATCCGTTGACTGACAAAAAAGCCCGCGGTTTTTGACGCCGCGGGCTTTGTTTTTGACTTCGTACACAACCAGAAATAGGGTGCCTTACGACCACTACCTTCAACAACCGAATAGCGGGGGAACTTTTCCCCCGCTGCGGTTTCTTACTTACTGCTTACACTGTAAGAACGCCGCAAACTCCGCGCCTCCTAATCTCATGCGTAGTTCACACAGTGAACCGTGTAGCATCCAGATTATGAGTACCGCTGTAATGCAAATGATGGCGGTTTTTAACGGTTTTTGCGACATAGCGCTTGCTCCTTTTTCGGAGAGGCGCTAACCTTCTAATTGTCTAGGTTAGTTGGCTAGAGCCTCGGTTAAACAGAAAATGTTTTCCGGGGCTTTCGCTTTTCTGGCCTTCAGGTGATCCCTCCGACCGGAAAGTCGAAGGCACCCGCGACTATTCTACTGATTTCCCGCCGCCCTGCTACTTAAAACTAAAACCCGTCAAATTTGTCTGTTATTGTCATGGGTGATTCCTGTTGGTTTGTGTTTCGTCTTTCTGGTCGAGATCGAGGTTAAGCTGATTGCGGCCCCGGTGACTTTTGGGGAAGTCTTCCCACGGAATGGATTTGTCTTTGGTCTTGTTTTTTCCTACAAGGCCGGTGACGAACTGGAGGGTGTGGAAGCTGACGCCGCATTCCAGGTTATTACACTGGTAGTAAGTCCCTCTGATGGTTCTTTCCTTATCTTCCATTCGGCTGGTGCGGGTTCTGGATGATGCGCCACATATCGGACAGGGAAACAAGGGCAGGCCCTCATACTGATAAGTCTGCCGTTTATATTATTCCAGTTATTCCTTTTCCGCTATCCATTCGGGAATTTTTAATTCCATATCAAGGTGCGTGGTGAAGCCGTTCTCGTCGATAGTGTGTTCCGCTTTGGCGATGATCCAGTCTTCGTTATCGATGTCGGTTTTAAAGCCAGACACGGAGCCGTGCATTTCGGGGTAGAGATCTGCACGGCCACGCGCCAGCGTAATGGAAAACTCCGCCGCGCCGCGCTGTAGCTGCTGCCATTTGGCGGCGGCGGCACGCTTTGCGGCTTCTTCGTTCTGGTAAGTCTTGCGCAGTACATAAACGTTACCGTCTGCGCCTTCCATGTAGTCGCCTTCGCGGCTGCTGCTTTTCTCTTTTTGGGGCTTTGGGGGCTTGCGGCGTTTAACGCTGACTTTCTTTTTTTTGCCGAAGTTCAGATCCAGCCAGTAAGCACGCACGCCTGTATAGGCCTGCCTGTCTGAAATGCGGAACCGGTGTCTGTCGCCGTGACTGCGGGTCAGGGCAAAGGAGGGTAACGCCCGACCATCCGCCGTGACGCCGCCGCCCGGCAGAATAAATAACAGGCTGCCATTCTTGACCGTGGCGATAGCGCCCAGCATGTCGGCCATGCGGGTAAGGAACGACATATCGCTTTCCTGTGTCTGATCGGCATGGTCGATTTCGATATCCATCAGCATTTCGCTTATCTGCGCCTTCAGTCCGTAGCGGTGAGCGATGGCAGACACGACGCGCTCGACGGTCACATCATGCCAGGACACTTCACGCTTCACGTTGAACTCCGCGCGAAAATCGGCGCTGCTGGCCGTGATGTCAAGACGGTCAGGCGGGCCTTCGTGTGAGATCTCGTCAACGATATACAGCCCCTTGTAAATCAGCGCTTCGCCTTTCCAGCCCATCGAGACGGACAGCTTTGTTCCACGTTTTGGAAGCTGCACTTCGCCGTCAGTATCGTCCACACTGATAACGACCTGATCGGCCTCAAATCCCCGGTTGTCCGTCATTGAAACAGACATTATCCGCCTGTTCAGGTCGTCCAGTTCGTTCCCGTCCTCGGTGATACTGAAATCAGGCACTTTTACCGCGTCATTCAGGGTGTCCATGTAGCTGTTAATTTTTAGTGTGATGGCGTCTGTGGGTGTCATGTGTCCGGGCCCTCCGTTGCCCGAAGGATCGCACGCGCGCACGGAAAGCCGTAACCCCTTTTTGTTGTCGCCGGATGAAGAGAACTGTGGCTTCGTGATATGGCGGGAAAGATGACGGATTATCACGGGGAACTTAAACAACCGCAACGGTGGAAAATATGAGTGAACAACGTTTTCACGGTGCGCGCATCAGGGAAAGCACCGACCTGGCAACCGCCATTAATGACATTGATTCCAGTGTTATTGGTATTGTTGCCGTGGCCGATGACGCTGACGCGGGCACTTTTCCTTTGAACAGGCCCGTTTTGTTTAACCGGGTTAACGACGTGCTTGGCAAAGCCGGTACGACCGGCACGCTGTATAAGTCCCTCAAGGCCATCGCCGATCAGGTCAGCACGAAAGTCATTGTCGTGCGTGTTCCCGCTGCAAAGGAGGGAGACGGCGAAAAAACACAGTCGCAGCTTGTGATTGGCGGAACAGAGGCGGACGGCAGTTATACGGGAATGTATGCGCTGCTGGTTGCTGAACAGGATGAACACATCGGCTACCGTCCGCGCATTCTGGCCGCGCCTGATCTCGACACCAAAGAGGTGACGTCTTCCCTGTGCGTGATTGCTGAGAAGCTGAGGGCGTTTGTGTATGCCGGGTGTAACGGCTGCGCCACGATGGCGGATGCCATCAAGTACCGGGCTGATTTTTCTTACCGGGAGCTGATGCTTATCTGGCCGGATTTTATCGCTTATAACCCGGTATCGGGACAAAACGAAACCTTCCCGGCCCCGGCGTATGCGTGCGGTCTGCGGGCGCTGATTGATAACGAACAGGGGTGGCATAAGTCGCTCTCTAACGTGCCGGTGAAAAACGTGCTGGGGATTTCCAGACAGGTGTTCTGGTCGCTTCAGGCTGAGGATAGTGACGCCAACGCGCTCAACAACAAGGAGATCACCACGCTGATTAAGCGTAACGGTTTCCGGTTCTGGGGCAACCGCTCGACGGATACTGACGCCTATATCTTTGAAGTGTATACGCGCACCGCGCAGGTACTGGCTGACAGTGTGGCAGAAGCGCAGTTCGAAGCGATTGACGAGCCGCTGACGCCAGTGAACGCTAAGGATGTACTGAGCGGCATCCGGGCGAAACTGAGCGAACTGGTGACGTCAGGACGGCTTATCGGGGCGGAGTGCTGGTATGACGTGGTGGATAACAGCACCACGGAACTACGACAGGGACGCGTGCGTATTCGCTACAAATATACGCCGGTTCCGCCACTGGAAGATCTGACGCTGCACCAGACGTTCACGGATGAATTTTTCGGGCCTGCATTTGCGTCTTTGGGAGGTGTGTAAATGGCTGTTCCACATAAAATCCAGTTTTTCACCTGCTTTGTTAACGGGGAAAACGAGATCGGCAAAGTGACGTCGCTCACCTTACCCAAACTGACGCGCAAGACCGAAAGCTATCGCGGCGGCGGCATGATGGGGGCGGTTGCGGTTGACCTCGGCCTTGATGATGGCGCGCTGGATGCTACCGCCGTTTTTGGCGGCTTTATGCCAGGCGTTATCAGGAAGTACGGCGGCGACATCGACGAGCTGAAACTGCGCTTTGTCGGGTATCTGTACACCAGTGGCGACAGTCGCGTGTGCGAGATTGAGATGCGCGGGCGTATTACTGAAATTGATATGGGTGAGGTCAAACAGGGCGAGGATACCTCACACACCTACGCCATCAAAAACACCTATTACAGGCTGTCTGTTGATGATCAGGACTACATCGAAATTGATAACCTGAACTTTATCTACAGGGTAGACGGCAAAAACATGATCCCCGATCGCGCCCGTTCTGCGCTGGGTATGAACTGATTAACCTTAACGGTGGCACGGTGTGCCGCCCGGAGAAACAAAAATGAAAAAAGAACCTGTCGAATCCGCCGTTGAATCCACTGTTCCGGCAAAAGGCGTTACGCTGGCCCAGCCTGTTGTCCGCGGGGATGAAACGATTACATATGTTGAGATTGGTGACGCTATCAGGCAATCAGGCTCACTGCGCGGACTGTCCTTGTCAGATGTGCTTAATATGAAAACGGATACTCTGGTGACGCTGCTTGCACGTGTGACGTCTCCACGCCTGAAGGAAAGCGAGATCAGATCGCTTGCGACGTCTGATTTTATCGCGCTGTCCACGGCCATTGTCCCTTTTTTGACGCCTACGGCCTCTGGAGTACCGAACGGGGCGGAGACGGACGACTGATCACGGTGGTTAAGTTTGACCGGATTGAAGATCTGGTTGCTGATATCGCCGTTGTTTTTAACTGGCCGCCTGCTGAAATCTTCATAATGGATCCGGGAGAAGTGGTGGCCTGGCGTGAGCGGGCGGCGCTGAGAAGTGGTGCCCGCGATAATGAAAAATCTTGATATCCGCGTTTCTTTCAGCGCGATCGATAAACTCACCCGTCCTGTTGAGACTGCCCGCCAGAGTGTGGGCAGTCTTGCTGATTCCCTCAAAAAAACTCAGGCAGACATTAAATCGCTTGGCACACAGTCCAGGGCATTTTCCCGTCTGCGCGAGAACTTCACCCGGACGACGGAAAAAATTCAGAAGACGCAGCGCACGCTTAACGGACTGAGGCAGTCACAACAGGCGGGCAACGCCATGACTGACAAGCAGCGCGAACATATCGCGCAACTGGCGGCAAAACTTGACCGCCTGAATGAGGTGCGTACCCGCGAGAAAGAGAAGCTGCGGGAAGCCAGCCGCGAGATGGTGAGACACGGCATCACGCTTTCAGGCAGTGACCGGACTATTCAAAGCGCCATACGGCGTACTGAACAGTACACCCATACGCTTGATGCCGAGCGGCAGATGCTGGCGCGCGTGACGAAGGCGCGGGCGCAATATGACCGTATGCAACAGGTCGCCGGAAGGCTGCGTGGGGGTGGGGCTGTTGCGCTGGGGGCGGCCACTGCGGCCGGTTATGGCGCAGGGCAGTTTCTGGCACCGGCTGTAAGTTTCGATCGGGAGGTTTCCCGCGTGGGGGCGCTTACCCGTCTGGATAAGTCCGATCCGCAGTTTGCGGCGTTACGTGAACAGGCCAAAAAGCTGGGCGCTGAGACGCAGTTTACCTCACGGGATGCCGCCAGCGGTCAGGCATTTCTGGCAATGGCCGGTTTTACTCCGCAGGCCATACAGGCCGCGTTGCCCGGCGTGCTGAACATGGCGCTGGCAGGTGGAATGGATCTTGGGGAAAGCGCTGATATTGGTTCCAATATTCTTTCGCAATTTCATCTCGATCCAGGAGAAATGGATCGGGTCAGTGATGTGCTGACCGCCGCGTTTACCCGTACCAATACCGATCTGGTTAATATTGGCGAAGCAATGAAATACGCCGGTACGGGGATGGCGGGACTTGGCGTCAGTGTGGAACAGACGACCGCCATGATAGGGGTGATGGCGAACGTGGGCTTACGTGGCAGTATCGCCGGTACAGGGCTGCAAGCCACATTTTCACGTCTGGCGGCACCAACGGGTAAGGCTGTCAGTGCCCTGAAGGAACTGGGAGTCAGCGTCGCTGACGCTACAGGGAAAATGCGACCGGCTGAAGTGGTGCTGGCTGATATTTATAAATCCGTTAAAAAGTACGGCGATGTAGATCAGCTTTCTTTCTTCAAAGATATTGCCGGGGAAGAAGCGGCAAAATCTTTTCAGGCTCTGGTTCAGTCTGCGGGCAGCGGCGAACTGCAAAAATTACTGGCGGAACTGAAGAGCTCGCGGGGGGAAACGGCGGCGGTTGCTAAAAAGATGGCCGACAACCTCGACGGCGATCTGAAGAATCTGGACAGTGCATGGGAAGGGTTTCGCATTCAGATTGAAGAGCTGGTTGACGGGGATTTACGCGGACTGGTTCAGGGGATCAGTAATATTGTCGGCGCGATGACGGCGTGGGCGCGTGAGAATCCCGAACTGACGAAAGCGTTATTGACTGTCGGGGGGAGCGCGCTGGCCCTGACCGCCATCAGTGGCGGTCTGTCACTGGCTGTCGGTCTGCTGCTGGGGCCTGTGGCAAAGCTGAGGCTCGGCTTTGAGTTGCTGACCGGAACCAGGGGACTTGGGCGCGCTATTCCGCTCTTTACCCAGCTGCGGGCGGTTTGGGGTGTGATTACCGGTGCGCTTTCCCTGTTACTGAGTCCTGTCGGACTTATCGGGGCGGCGTTTGTGGCAGCGGGGGTGCTTATCTGGCGTTACTGGGAGCCGATTAAGGCATTCTTTACCGGGTTCTTTTCCTGGGTATGGGAGGCGCTTACACCGCTGCGGGATGCGTTTTCCACTTTGTCTCCGGTGTTTGATTTGATTGGTAACGGGATCAAATCTGTCCGGGACTGGTTCACGCGTCTGCTGGAACCGGCCACCACGTCAAAAGAGACGCTGGATAAATGCACCAGTGCCGGAAAAACCTTCGGTAAGGTGGTCGGGAACTTTATTCAGACGCTGGTACTTGGCCCGATGACGTTGCTACTTGATTCGCTTGGCTGGGTGCTTGAGAAGCTGGGACTTATTCCTGACGGTATCGAACGTGCCCGTCAGAAAGCGGAGGAACTGAAACGCAATGAATTACTTGACGCCAAAGTTTCTCTTCTTGCGGGTGATCTGGCAAAAGTTGCACCGAAAAAAGCCGATACGGGGATCACAAGGCCGCCCGGTACAGGCAAACCGCTGATGCCCGATCAGGGTACGCTGCGCCGCCTGGGTAATATCGCTGACAACACGAAGGCTATCGCCGATAACACGAAACGTATCGGCCCCGGCGATATCGTCTTTAAAAACCTGCCGCGTGCGCTGGCCGTTCGCGGTGCGTGGCAGGAGTCCCGGCTTGCCGGTTCGCGTGTTACTGTCGCGCCGCAGCTTGCCCCGGTGGTGGCTGCTGCTTCCCGTCCGGTTGTCGAGGCGATACGCCGTCCGGTTGGCGGGAATGGTGGGCGCACCGCTGCGGCGGCGGGGTTTGATGGTGAAATTCACGTTCACCTGCATAACGTGGTGACGCAGAACCCCCGCGAACTGGCGAGAATGGTTGGGGAAGCGGTGAAAGCTGAAATGAATAAATTAGCCCGAACCGGGCGAGCCAGCTTCCTGGACAGTGATTAAGTGAGGTGACGTATGATGATGGTTTACGGCATGTTCGTGTTTGAGCTGAAGACGCTTCCCCATCAACAGCTACAACAGAACAAGACCTGGCGGCACGTTAAAAACGAGCGCATTAACCGCTCGGCGAGCTGGCAGTACATCGGGGCGGGAGAGGATCAGATCACGCTTTCCGGGGTGCTCTACCCGGAAATTACGGGTGGTGAAGTCTCGCTGTCGGTACTGACCACGCAGGCCTACACGGGGCGCCCGTGGCCCCTGATTGATGGCGTGGGGCAGATTTACGGTATGTATGTCATTACCGGACTGAAAACAACACGATCGGAACTGGACCGTTACGGGAAGGCTAAAAAGATTGAGTTTTCGATAAGTTTTCAGCGGTGCGATGAAGACTTGCGCGAGCGTCTGCAATCGTCTTCTGTCAGTGATTTACTGAATGGTCTGAAGGATAAAGCCAGTACCGCGTATGATGCAGTAAACGGTGTGATTTCCGGGCGTTTATAAAGGGGGATTTACGCATTGACAGACCCCGTCTGCAAGTGAAAAGAATGTGTCCGGATAATCCGGATATTACCTTTCTTTGATTCCTTCAGGCTGCTTTCTTACGGAAGCAGCCTCTTTTTTTAACGTCCATCAGGCCAACTGACGACATAATCCAGAACAGCCTGTGCGTCGGTGAGTTTACCCACCTCTTCTTTCATTTCCCGCTGGCGCATGTGGATTTGCAGACCTTTCGTAAACATGACCTGGTCGATGGCATCACTCAGGCTCAGCAGTTCGTCCGCCGTCATGGGAATGTCGTTATTATCGGCGTCTGTCCAGATAAAACCATCCGGTAATTTGCCGGCTTTTGCCATCTGAACGGAGAGTGAGAGACGATCCTGGGTGAGCTTGCCATAATCCCAGTTGTGGCCATT